ACAGGTGTTATTCCTTTTTATAAAATGTTCCAAAGTGCTACTCGCAGTTGCAGCCAAGGTGGTGTGCGCAATGGTGCTGCAACACTTTATTATCCAATTTGGCATTTAGAAGTTGAAGACCTACTTGTACTTAAAAACAACAAAGGCACTGATGACAACCGTGTAAGACACATGGACTATGGTGTTCAATTTAACAAACTGTTCTACGAAAGATTGATCAGTAATGGTAATATCACACTGTTCTCACCTAGTGATGTGCCAGGCTTGTACGAAGCATTCTTTGCAGATCAAGACAGGTTTAGAGAACTATATGAAACAGCAGAACGTAATACAAAACTGCGTAAAAAAGTAGTTAGTGCAACCGAACTATTCAGTCAGTTTATGGAAGAACGCAAAAATACAGGACGCATTTATTTACAAAATGTAGATAATGCTAATACCCACAGTTCGTTTAAACAAGACATTGCGCCAATACGTCAAAGCAACTTGTGTGCAGAAATCGATTTGCCTACAAAACCTCTCAATGATTTTAATGATGAACAAGGCGAAATTGCACTGTGTACATTGAGTGCTATCAATTGGGGCAATATCAAAACACCACAGGATTTTGAAAAGCCTTGTACACTTGCAATCAGAGGATTAGATGCACTATTAAGTTATCAAAACTATCCAGTCAAAGCAGCATACAATGCTACAATGGGTAGACGTCCATTGGGTGTTGGCATTATTAATCTAGCATATTGGATGGCTAAAAATGACATGACATACAGCAATCCTGATTTGGCAAAAATTGACGAGTTTGCAGAAGCTTGGAGTTACTATCTAATCAAAGCCAGTGCAGACCTGGCAGCAGAACAAGGCGCTTGTTTGTGGAATGATCAAACAAAATACAGCGACGGTATTACGCCCAATCAAACATACAAACAAGATGTAGATGAATTAGTACCTCATCAAGAGCGTATGCCGTGGAATGAACTGCGTCAACAACTGCGTGAAACAGGTATTCGCAACAGCACACTAATGGCATTAATGCCAGCAGAAACAAGCGCACAGATTTCAAATGCTACAAATGGCATTGAACCTCCACGCAGTTTAGTAAGTGTTAAACAAAGTAAACATGGTGTGCTTAAACAAGTTGTGCCTGGCATTCATCATCTCAAAAACAAGTACGAATTGCTATGGGATCAACGTAGCCCAGAAGGTTATATGAGTATTATGGCAATACTACAAAAATATATCGACCAAGGCATTAGTGTGAACACAAGCTATAATCCTACGTTTTATGAGGATGAAAAGATCAGCATGAGCGAAATGCTAAAACACTTGATGATCTTTTACAAGTATGGTGGTAAGCAATTGTATTACTTTAACACATACGACGGACAAGGTGAGATTGATGTTGACAAACTAAACGAACCTGCTAATATAGAAATCAACGAAGATTATCAAATTGAAGAAGAAGATTGCGAAAGCTGTGTAATATAAGGAAATAAGATGAGTGTACTAAATGCAAACCAAAGAAACAAGCACCTAGAAAGTTTGATGTTTTTAGATCCAAACGGTGGTGTAGATATTCAACGTTACGATACGTTGAAGTATAAACAGTTTGACAAACTAACTGACAAACAGTTGGGTTTCTTTTGGCGTCCAGAAGAAGTAGATGTATTGAAAGATGCAGCAGATTTTAAGAAGCTAACTGAACATGAAAAGCACATTTTCACAAGCAATCTCAAAAGACAAATCTTGCTGGACAGTGTACAAGGTCGTGCACCTGCAGACAGTTTTAATCCACTAGTAAGTTTACCTGAATTAGAAAACTGGGTAACAACTTGGACATTTAATGAAACTATTCACAGTCGCAGTTACACACATATTATTCGCAACGTATACAGTAATCCTAGTGTTGTTTTTGATGAAATGATGGACATTCAAGAAATTGTTGATTGTGCAAGCGATATTAGTAAACACTATGACGATCTCATTGAAATGGGTCAATGGTATAATCTATTAGGTGAAGGTACGCACACTGTAAATGGTAAAAAGATCACAGTTGATTTGTACGAACTTAAAAAGTTAATTTACAAAGCTATGGTAAGTGTAAACATCTTAGAAGGTGTTCGTTTTTACGTTTCATTTGCTTGTAGTTGGGCGTTTGCTGAACTTAAAAAGATGGAAGGCAATGCCAAAATTATCAAATTGATTTGTCGTGATGAAAACGTACACTTAGGTAGCACACAAACACTGCTAAAACTTATGCCTAAGGATGATCCGGACTTTGCAAAAATTGCTGAAGAAACCAAAGACGAAATGATACAATTGTTCATTGATGCTGTGGATCAAGAAAAAGCATGGGCAGAATATTTGTTCAAAGATGGCAGCATGATTGGACTTAACACACAACTGCTAAATGAATATGTGGAGTGGACTGCCAACAAACGTATGACTGCTATTGGATTGCCTAGCCCATACAAAGGCGGCAGCAATCCTTTGCCTTGGACACAAAAATGGATTGCTGGTGCAGAAGTACAGGTTGCTCCACAAGAAACAGAAATATCAAGCTATGTTATTGGCGGTACAAAACAGGATGTAAATGGTAGTACATTCCAGGGCATTAAACTATGATCACATTGTACAGCAAACCATTGTGTCCTTATTGTGAAATGGCAAAGCATTACTTGACAAAAAACGAAATTGAATACGAAGAAATTAGAGTGGATACAAATCCTGAAGCTCGTGAGTTTTTACTAAGTGAAGGGCATAGAACTATGCCACAGATTTATCACAACGGAAAACTACTGGTAGCCGGTGGCGGGCAAGCACTTGTTCGTATGGATCCAAATACAGTAAAAGAACTCATAGGAGAAGTTGTAGATGTTAGTGATTTCAAACTTTAAAAAAGGCGATGTAATTACAGTAAAACTAAGTACAGGTGAAGAACTTGTTGCACGTTTTGAAAGTGTAAGTGCTGACGAACTTAAATTGGTTAAACCAACAGTGCTTACACTCAATCCACAAAATGGGCAAGCAATGTTAATTGCATGGCTAATGAGTATTGATGCGCACAACAGTGAACCGGTTAGTGTCAAAGGTAACCAAATTGTTGCAACAGCAAGAACAATCAAAACACTTGCTGACAGTTATACACAAAGCACAAGTGGTATTGCCCCTGCAAGTAGCCTAGAAGGTCTGAAACTCTAATAAATACTTGCATGGCAAGATGGGTACACAGAGAATTTGATCTTAGAGATTGCGGAGCAACAACGGTAACTGTATGTCCTGATGTAAGGGTAAACAGTAGACGTATTAGTATCGATGGTGATCCCAACACTGATAAAGGCGGTAGTCTGATAGCCACTGACACAGTGGGCAGTGTTAGAGCTATGGGAATTCCTGTGATACTGATAAGAGATCCTGCTAATCCAGATAGCAAATGTCCAGGAGATAGTCACTGTAATCCAAGAGCCAAAACAGCAAGTCCTGATGTACGTGCCGGTGGGAACAATAATCCATGAGTTTTAGAGATTTTAAACAAGGTTTGCAAAATGCAAACGACTATTTAGATGCTCAGCATCATATCAGTGGTACTATTGCTGCTGGCGCTGATGCACTGAGAGTTACTAGTCAAGCACAATACAGTTTCACACTCAGAGAACTCTTGTGCCAAGTCTTGAGTGGCAATGGTATGAAATTACCAAATGTGCAACTGTGTTTGCATGCTAACATTCAAGAGTTATTAAAAATTCCAAACATACAAGGTGAGATTGCAGATGCACTAAATCAATTGTTAGGCGGCGTAGAGCAATTTATGGATCATACTAAAATAGACAATGTTTTGGGAAGATTAAACATGGTGTTAGGAGAAGCTCAGAACGTTGCTAATCTTATCAACTTCTGTAGTGCTCCTGTAGATCCAATTGCTATTCCTAATATGTTGGAACGTGCAATGGGCAGTTTCTTAGGAGCCGGTAAACAACTTGCTAATGACATTGGTAGTATGGATCCTGGTAATGTTTGTGCATGTATTAGTACCAATGGCGGATTTAATGCCAGTGTATTCAACGGCGGCGTACTAGGAAATATTGCCAATCAAATCGATGCAATAACAAGTGGGTCGTTAATACAAAGCGAAATTGATAGAATTATAAACGATGTTAAGGGTATTACAGATAGAATTACTAGCTTAGTAGATTTTGAAAACAATATTATTGGTTCTTATTCACCTGGTGGTAGCCAATTTGCAACACCAGACAGCGGATGTAATAGTGAAATTGGTGTGTTGCACAATCCAGGATCAGGACCTATTAGTGGTAATAGCAGAATTTCAACACAATTAAAAAGTTTATACGACAGACTAGCAGCTTATCCAGTGCAGTATAGTTTAGGAAGTGGAAAAGACAATGCTACAGGTCACCAGTATGATGCTAATAATAATCGTATTTTTAATGGAGAAGTAATAGAATATCCTAACATTTTTCATCTGCTACTAGATGATGAAATGCTAAACTTGTTACGTGCAGCTGACAATCCAACACCAACAATTGAAAATCAGATTCCGGTTTATGATTATTGTGGTAACATAATAGGTTACACACAAGAGTTTGAACAACGAGAAAACGAAACAAGCCTAGGAAATACACCAACTGTTCCTAATAGTCCGGGTTATCGAGCAGGCGGGCTAATCACCGACACAGCTAGTCAAGTAAGTGATAATGTGTCAGTTAGTGGTACCACAGTAATTAATAACTTTAATAACACAGGTAATACACTGTATCTAGTAAGTAGTGAACAAGCACAACTTGCACTAAATGCAAACACAGACGACATTGTAATTAGAACTGATATTTTAACAATCTTCACTCGTAAAGATACAGGAGGTTTTAACACAGGAACACTAGCAGATTATCAGCAAGCAACCAGCACATTGTTTGACTTTTTAAACAACTTAAATGTAGAAAGTGGCAGTGGTGTTATTGTTAAAGATGCAGGTGTTAGTAGAGCAAGGCAAGTTGAAGGTAAAGCAGGAGAAACTCGTGTAATCAATGGTGATGGTGCTGGCGGTAACATTAGAGTTGAACTAGAAGAAAATACCAGAATACCAGGAACAGCAGCTATTAAAATACCAGCTGGTACAACTGCACAGAGGCCAAACACAGAAATTGGTGAAATACGCTATAACACAGATACACATAATATTGAAGCATATTATGGAGATACAAATACTTGGCGTAATATTGCTAGCGGTGGTGGTGTAACAATTACAAGTGCTAGTAATCTTGGAACAGGTAGTGGTGTCTTCAAACAAGTTAGCGGAAATGATTTACAATTTAGATCACTTGTAAATGCTGGTGGCATTAGTATTACACAAAATGCAGATGATCTTACAATTACTGATACTATTACCAGTAGTAACGTAGGCGGTGCTAATCAAGTATTCAAACAACGTACAGCAAATAATTTTGAATTTAGAACACTAACAAGCACTGATAATAGTGTTAGTTTTACACAAAATGCAGACACTATAGATAT